CTTATAGATCATCTGTTAGAACTTACATTAAATGAAAAGTTAGCACCTAGTGATGAAATTATTGATGTGCTTAATGAAGCAGGTATATCATTTGAAGATTTTATTTTAACTGTGATGGGTTCTGCTTCAGAAGCAGGTAAAGTATTGCAACGAATAGGCCAGTTAAAACGGGCAAGACCTACAAGTGAAATGGTGCTTCTACAAGAAGCAGCCAGTAAAGAAGCGCAGGGTGCTATTCGTCAGTTTATTATGCGTATTGAAGGCGCACGTAGAGGAGGTCTTGTATCTAAACTAGCTACTGCTGCACGTAATATGCAATCTTTCGGTGTTCGCGCACCATTAGAAAGCGTGGGTAATATCTTAGATACTGCCTTGTATAACGCAAGTAAAGCTGCAGAAGGTAGGGCTTTTGTTTTAAAGCCTGTGGTTGGAGCAGCCGCACTTACCAAAGCACTTAATCCTATTGCATTTCGTATGCCTACAGTCAAAAACGGATTTGGCGGTATGTCACCTATTGTTGCCTCTGATAATTTCAGAGACAGTTTTAGAAATATGCGATACATATTTTCACCTACTATGAGTTTCAGAGTAAAAGAAGCAGTGGATTTTCTTATGGCAAATCCTAAATTTGATGCTCAATTTAAAAAAATGTTTGCTATGGTAAACGAAATTGAAAAAGGTTCTGGACGGGTTGATCCTAAAATACTTGAGTATGGAACTCCCGCTTTTCCAAAGTCGCCTATCGGTACACTATTTACTGATGGTGCAGTTAGATCAAGAGCCATAAAAGAATTTAGAGAATCAGGAAAAATTAATCTTCTATTAAATGAGTATGAAGATATCATTCAAGTTTTAAATGCGCCTAATAGGTGGCAAGAATTTTTGATTAGGCGCGGCACATTTTTCTCTGAACTAGAAAGGCTAGTAAGAAGAGAATACAAAATTGATTTTATTGATGCTCTTGAAAACGGTAAACTGGATGATTTTTTAAATGATGCTAGTACAGTACGACCTAAAAATGCACGTAGTTTTATGGAAATAGTAGACGAAGCTAGTGGCAAAGCTATGGATGTTACCTATGGTAAAATGCCAGATTTTGTTCCATTCCGTGAAATTACACAATTTATAACCCGTAATGGTTTTACAACTATAGTAGCTTTCCCACGTTTTATGTTTAACAACCTTGAACTAATAGGTCAGTATGCAGGTGGTGCTTCTATACCTTTGACTAAAGCTGCATTTAGTCTTTTTCCTAAATCTCCATATAAAGGGCCGTTTACTTTTAAAGATAGACAACGTATTTCAAGAAATTTAGTAGGTTGGGCTGCAGTATATGCAGCATATAAATGGAGAACTAGCGATGCAGCAGAGGGAACAAACTATAAAGATATTCCGGCTCATGTAAAAGCAGAGGATGGAAGAGATGCAGTTATTGATACAACTGCTATCTCGCCTATTCGTCCTTATTTGTGGGCAGGAGATGCCGTTAAACAATTAGAAAGAGGCACGTATTCTACGTGGAACGACAGAATTGGAACACGAGGATTTAAGGATACTTTTGGTACGGTAAACTTACGACGTGGGCCGGGTTCTAGTCTGATAGAACAAATTGCTGCTATAGGTGCAGATGCAGATTTGAGCAGCGAGGAATCTATAGCTAAAACGATTGCTAGACCTCTTGCTCAATTTAGAGCAACCTATATAGTACCACTAAGTCAAATAGTTGACGCTCAACGTGCATTTGGTGGAAGAACTTTAGACTTTAAAGAATATGATACTGATCCTACACTTGATTTTAGTGATCGTTTTGAGGCAGAAATGGCTATTCCTAGTGACCGTATGGGTATTACTATGACTGCAGACGAAGAAGCAGCACTACCTGAAAAAGTATCCGTGTTCCAGAAAAATAAACAAAAGGTTGGTCCTTTCTGGAGATTGCTTGGTGGTGTAAGTATGACCACAGAAAACGCAAAGTATGGTCAATACCTAAGTAAATTTGGATTTACTGAATTTGACTTTGCTAGTAAGTCTAAAATTCCTTCTATTGAAAATTATGAGAATGCCAGAATACGTGATGCGCTACCTATTGTAGTAGAAGTTGTACAAGGTATGAATACGGAACAAAATGCAAGAAACAGATATGCTGTTGCTAGTGATGCTCTTAAAGCAGAACAGTCAGAAGAATATTATGTTAAAGAAGCAGTGAGAACCGAAGTCGAAAGACTTGTAAAAGGTATTAAAGAAGTTGTTACTAAAGGTAGTGAAATTGGTGCGCCTAATATAGCGTATGCAACAGCACTTCAAGACTATGCAAAGCTAGGATCAAAGTACAGAAAAAGGGCGATGACTATGTTCTTAGAAAATGAAAATAGAAAACCTAGAATAAAAGAAGTTGATGAACTATACTTGCTAATTAAGTATGGAGAAAAAGCCAGAGATATAGATGCTGGTATAACTAAAAAAGTATCGGGTAATTAAAAAGGGGGCAATTAAGCCCCCTCTTCTTTTACAAGTTTATACAAAAGTAGCATATAAAGTATATATACTATACCTGCTCCCATTTTTTTATCTACTCCTTTTTTGTGTTACTTCAAGCAATCACACACTGTGTGTGTCAAAGCTGTCCCTAGTATGTACAGTATATACGAACACACAATACCACCGTATATTCGCATAAACCATTTAGTCACGTTTATCTATTATCCCCACTGCCAGATAGCGTACCACGCTTCTTGCGGTCAGCCAGTTTCTGTAGGTTGTTCTCCATGATGTGACCAAGGTCCATCTCCATTTCTTTAGCTAGTACGGCACAGTACCATAGCACATCCCCAATCTCATAACCAATTTCAATACGCTTGGCAAGGTATTCATCCTGTGCTGCACCGTCACGAATGAACTTCTTTACCTTGTTAGCAATCTCACCAGCCTCACCCGTAAGGCCAAGAGTAAGATACTCCATAGCCTTGTTCTTAGGAAAGATAGCAGTCTCACATGCCTTTTCTTGATATAGTGTTGCAGAAATGTCACTCACTCTTTTCTCCTTCATCCACTGTTTAGCTTCTAGTTCTAAGTCCATTTAGTTTCTCCAAGTTCTTAAAGTAGGCAGCATTCCAACCACGCTGCCACTCACGGTGAGACGTATGTGTGTACTTACCGTTTGCCTTTAGTGGGTTAGCCATTTGATGATAGCGAACCCCAAAGCGTTTAGTTTTTATTTCATCTACTTTACTAAACGCTTCGTAGCCAGCAACAAAATGGTCACTTAGTTTGTTGTTCACTTTGTAACTCCTTACTGAGTTCATTTACTGCATGTATGTTGAAGATGTTTATTGCTTTTATTCGGTCAATCTTGAACCACTCACCTTTACGTTCATCAGCAAAATGTGCAAAGGTTTTATGCATTTCTTTTTCTTTAACGTGCCGATCCTCTGCCGCTAAAGTAGCAATGATGGAGTAGTCACGAAAGGGTGATGAGGTTTGATAGCCGTTGAGACGATCTTCTGCAATACTAGCCTTGCCTACCTTAACCCAATCGGGCCATGCATCATTGACAATTACGTACACTTCACCCTGCGTAGTGCTTTCGATTTTACTATGTGACCATACATCATCCAGTGACTTATAGCGTCCGGGTTTGTGCAACGGATGTTTCTTTGAAACCTCTTTGCCATTTACGTACATGCGCTGAGAATCTCGCTTCTTCACAGCTTCTGGGTTGTCTTTGTAGTACATAGGGTTGCCTGTATACGGGTTTAGTTTAAAGCGATCCATTATCATTCTGTTTCTCCTACTGTTGTTTTTCCATCCACTTACGAAGGCTTCGTACTTCATACCATGCCCCGAAAGCCATGATCCAAACGGCTATTAAAATTACTAAGTCACTTGTCATTTTCTTTCTCCTTCTCCTTTCGTTTCATCCATTCTTCGTACTGAGGGTGTTTAGGGGGTGGATTAAACTGCACCCACCCCTCTTCTCTTTTCCAAGCCAGCTTCTCTTTCTTCTTACTCATTGAAGTAATTGTCCAAGATGTCAAGCCTATCTTCATGCATAGCCATCTTATCTAACTCAGCCTGTATAGCTTCCATTATATCTGAATGCTCACCTATACCTGCTGGGTTTTTAAGATACACTTCAATGTTCATCATGTGCAACTGGCTACTTGCTTTTGCGTGTTGCTTGAGTGCTTGTATCATTGCATCTCTCATCTGTCAACTCCTTTCTTTCTAAACCTGTGCTTGAAGAACACGACTATATTTATTGTGGTGTTGACAGTGATGGCTAGTAACAACCACCACTGCCACCAGTTAGGCATGTCTGCTCCCTCAATCACGCTGCGTTCAAGTCCACTACCTCACAGACACCAGCAGTACAGGCCAACTCTCGTCCACCTGACGTAGTATCTTCCTTCTCAAACTCTTTTAGCATATTCCAATTAACACTTTTTGGCATCTGTGTCAAGAGTTCTCTGTACGTATCCTCATCTATGTCCTGATAAGGTGCTTGCTTGTACGTATGCTCACTGAATGGCAGGAAGCTGATGCCTGACACTTCATCAAAGTGTTCGTACACCCATGAGCCTACAGCCATCCACTCATTCTCTTTGACAGAGATAGTGACAGATGGTTTATGCTCACACCAGTGACGCTGATACTGCAACCACAACTCAAGCTGCTCAATGGCATCCATCTCTGTGCGACATACTGCACTGTTGGGTGACTTCATTGGGAAGCTGAACACTGTCGTGCTATCAGGCTTCATCACATCAGGCTCTGCCGGTATACCCTCTGACACAAGGAACTGTGTGATTGGGTCTTTGTTATCACCCCGTACCGTGCGAATGTAGTACGGGTTGTGACGGGCATGAATACCTGACGCACTGTCAACAAGCTGCGAGACTGTACCACTAGGCTTGACGCATGTGATGGCTGTTGACTGTGGAATGTCAAGATGCCGTGCCATAGATGCGTTAGTTTTAATCGCCTGTTCCTTGAGTGCATTGAGTGTGGCCCCAATGTTCTTGCCCAGATGCGTTGACTTACCAGCCATCATGTCATTGTCCATGATACCTGTCAGTGATACACCAAGCAAGCGTTCCTCTTCTGTGTTCTTCTTCCATATATTACGCAGGTATTTGAAGTCAGTCAGTGTAGACTGGAACGTACCCAAGATAGTGGCAAGGCGAACCTTGTCAGTCAGTGTCTGCTGTGTGTCTGATGCACGTACAACAACCTCTGACAGATTACAGAACTGGTACGGACGCAAGATAATTTCACTGCAAGGGTTGCATCCGAAATCATGCTCTACCTCACGACGCCCATTCTTAGCTGCCTGTACCTGTGCTGACTTACGATTGAAGATACCACGTTCACCAGACTTGCTTTCGTACAGGGATACCCACTCACGCATGAATGTACCCATCTCTGGCTTGCCCTTGTAGGCTACGCTGTTGTTAGCCAGCGCACGTTGTCCTTCATTCTCCCACCACATACCTGACTTGGCATGTGCCATCTGGTCATCATTCAAGTTGGACAGGCTGATGAGTGCGCTACGACGTACACCGCCTACGACTACAACCTCACCAATCTTACACATGATGTCGTGACATTCAATGGGGAACAGGCGACGACCTGCTGCACCCTTGAACTTCTCTACAAGGAACTCAAACAGTTCCTCAAGTGGGGCTGGGCCACTTGCTCTACCACCAAAGGTCTTGAGACGTGCGCCAGCAGGACGAACCTCTGACGTATCCCATTGTGGTATCTGTCCTGCGTAGAGGAGAGAGATTAGTTCACGCAGTGACTTGGCCCAGCCCGGACGAGAGTCGCCAACCTTGATGACTGTATCACTAAGATGCATGTCTTCGTTGACGACAGGTAGCTTCTCAATGTTGTGACGTTCTACTGAGAAGCCTACACCAGTGCCGCACATGAGTATGTACATAGTCTCGTCGAATGCTCTAGGGCTATCGACAGGTACATAAGAGCAGTTGTAACCCCCAACATGACAACGGTCAAGCGCAGGACCAGCGGTCATCAATGCTCTCATGCTTGGCATGATGTCTTGGTTTAACACAGCTTGCTCAAGTTCACCACGTAGTTCATCCGACAGGACATACTTGTGCTTGCTCTTGAGATGCTGTGTCATATAATCAAAGTATCGTGCGACTGTCTCACCCCATGTCTCACGACGCTGTTCATCTTCTTTCCATCGGGCGTACCTAGAAAGTGCAATAAAGTTCTGATAGTCTGTTGGTAAATAATTGTTCATCTCTCACTCCGTTATAGTTCGTATTGTTCTAATATCGGCACCGTCTACATCATAGAAGTATTCTGCGATGCCGTCTTCTATTTCTTCTCCTACCTGCCCATCCGCAGGTATGGGGTACTCTTCTTCGTCTATGTCGAGGGTAATGAATACTTTAACTCTCATCACTAGCCGCCACATCTTCCATCAGGGTATTGAGATACCACTGTGCTTTCTGTAAATCCTCAAGAGGCTTACCCTTGTAGTCAAACCGCCACAGGTACTTCATAATATTACCCTGTAGGTAGTACTTGAAGTTTGGTCCTAGTGCAGCCTGAATAGCAGCAATACACTCAATACCTGACTGATTGTAATGCGAAGGACTGTTCACCATGTCTGCTTTTGTATCTTTCATTTGCTTTGTATAATACTCATCCATCAATTTCTCCTCATCTTCAGCTAGTTTGTTTTTCATGTACTGCTCATGCCTCATCAGGCATTGCCTCCTGTCTTAGTGTTGAATGCAAGATGAACTACATTACCGTCGTATGTTTTCTCTACACCCATCTCATCTTCTAGATCTACATCAATATCCATTTCGTTGTCAAGAACTTTAAGTACATACTCGTGCATTATATTACGGATAGTTTCTTCTTGTTCCATAACAGGAACAGTAGCGCACATCATCTTAGTAAAGTGCATGATGTTTCCGTAGTCCTCGTCATCAAGTGGGTTTTCAGGAAATGCTATGATAGAGATATCTAACTCACCGCTCCACTGCCCCTCATCATCAGAAAAGGGTCGAATACGAATCACAAAGTCCTCATCATTGAAATTGTCTAGTAACTCATCTTTGTTCATTTTCTTTTTCTCCTCTTCACTGTTGAATTAGGGTGACATATAAAGTCAGGGTGTTTATCTTTACCCTTTTCCTTTAGCCAATCTTCGGGGATGATGCGGTCATAGTATCTAAAACCATTCTTGATGCACCAATCTCCATAGGTTGTCTTGGCCCCCTTGCGTATCTTACTTCTACTATTCTCAAACACAAAACGAATGTCAAGTTCTGGATGTTGTTTTTTTATCTGTATGTGTTTGCGTCTGTCTGCTGCCATAAACCTACCCTTGACCTCAACTATAATACCATTCTTTAGAATATAGTCAGGGGTATAGGTACGGTAGGCTAGGTCTTCCCATTCGATCTTAATAGCTTCATATCTAAATCTGATCTTTTCAGCTTTTAACTTTTCTGCAATGGTTAGTTCTAGCCCACTACGATACCCATATTTACGTGCTGCTCTCCATGCTTTATGGTACAACTATATCTCCAATATAAGCTACGATGGGCGGCACTTTAGCCTGTGACATTACTGATGGATGTTCTTTCAAATCATCCCAGCAATCAAAACGATAAGCACAAAACTTACACCCATCATTAAGTACTTTGTTGCCCGTCTCCTTACCTCTAAACTTCTCTGGTACTGGTTGAAAACACCTTTCAAATTTGTTCTCCTTTACTGTGTCTGCTGTCTTTTGTATTTTAGCTATTTCTGTATCTAAGTCAAGGCCAGATGCAGGAAGATACTTGAATTTTCCATTGGCTTTATTCACAACCCACCAGCCGCCAACATCCTTACCGGATGCTTTGGCATAACCAGCAAGCTGTCCTATATAACCAAACCCATCCCCATCAGCCAGCTTTTCATATGACTCAAACTTGTTACGATAAGACCAATCAGATGCTGACTTAACATCATCCACAGCCCCATTAACAACAATATCATATGTTCCGTTAACGGATGTGCCATCCAATTCAAGAGTGACATGTTCAGGTTCTTCATACTTTACTCCTGCCTCTTTCAATAAGCCTTTAAATACAGCCTCGACAATATCACCCAGCATCATGTTCATTACGAATGTTGTAGGCAATGGTAAAGCTACCTCTGGTTTATTCTTCTCGTACCAGAGTTGGCAAGTGGGGCGACCTACGTTTGACATACGTAATTTAAAGTCGCCCCGCTTTTTACCACTACCAAACTGCTTATGCAGTGCTTCGGCAATGTCAGAAGAAACTTGCTCTATTGTCTCTTCTGACATCTCTGTTTTGCCTTTGACTGCATCTTCCATGTATTGATGGAGTGCTAGTTCAGCAGGGTGATGCATTATGCTACCTCATCTTCGACTTCAATGTCAACAAGATCATCGACCACGTTAACATCGTCATCTTCCATTTTAGAGTTAGCCTTCTCTGCCCATGCATTGATAATGTAGTTATTGTAATTATCAATCCAAGACATGAAGTCACCAAACAAGGCTTGGTCCTGCTCAGTCAACTCAATGGTTGTAGAAACATCCAGCGATGCCACAGGTACAAAGTATGATGCCCCTGTTGGAATCTTACGCTCACTGGTATTCACAGTGATAATATGCTGGATGGGCAAGCGTTGCATCTTTGCCAATGTTGTAAAGCTGGCACCGATCTCCTTAAAGGCATCACGGTTATCAATCTCCCAGATGAATGGGGTAGGTGCTACCTCAACAGGCTCACCATTCTCGTTCATTGGGTTTACCAACTCTACCTCACCAAAGACAGCACGTACACGCTTAATCTGCTTGAGCAGGTCTTGCTGTGATTGCGGGAGTGCCTTAAAGTCTTTGATGTATCCTGCGGGTTTACCGCAGTTGAACCCACCGTCATTGTCCTTGAGATCAATGTCCAGTGTGTCAGCCATCACGCTTTTCACGTAACGATTAGGGTTCTTTGCATCACCCTGTACGAAACGCTTGTGCATGAAGCGTTGCATGAAAGGACGCATCTTGATAGATGTAGCGTAGTGTGTAGGTCCGTCAGGAATTTCTAGCTTGTATGCGCCACCTTCTACCACTTCTACGTTCACTTTCTTGCCATTTACTTCAGCCGTACCCATGATAGGTGCGTGACTGATGCGCAGACGAGCAAGAGAACTAGAAGATGATGAGGTCTTCTCATGTGCAATGCCCATAGCTTTCGCCATAGCGGCATAGTTATTCGTATCTACTGTTGTCAATTGTGTCATACAATTCTCCTTTCTTTAGCGTTTAGAACCGTAGTTATATCAAATTACATCCTTGGTGTCAAGCCAATTTGGTCCTATTTTTGACTCTAGTAACAAAGGAACATTAAAATCTATTCCCCACCTGCTTGTAATTAGATTTGGTAACTCCCTGTTAGTGGTGTTGATTGCTTCAAGCACAGCCTTTTCTTCATCAGGATGAACATCAATGACAATCGAATCATGCACAGTGTTTACCACACAAGACTTCATCGTGTCAAGTAGTTTATCAATATAAAGAAGTGCTATCGGCACAATATCTGCTGTAGCAAAAGATTGCACAGGGTAGTTTTTTATCTGTGTGAAGTGTGATACCCGACCATTATACTTCCTTTCTACATCGGGGAATGAAAACTCACGGCCAGATGGTGTTACAATTTTCTGTGTCGTGATAGCTTCCGTAGCCAACTTGGCATGCCATGCTGCCACACCGGAATACTTGTCGTTGAAGTGTTCGTAGTACGCTGCCTCTGCTTTTGTGCGACCATATCCTGATGCGCCATATAACGGCGCGAAAGTATGCGCCTTCGCATCCTGTCGGCTCGTAGGCTGACCAGCATCGGTAATAATCTTAGCGGTGTATGCGTGTACATCAAACCCAGTAGAAACTTCTTCAATTGCAACTCCATCCTGTGATAAATAAGCGGCAGCACGAAACTCTAGCTGTGCGAAGTCAGCCTCAAGTATCTTACCTCCATCCCATCGTGACACAAATACTTTCTTTACAGGAAACGTGCCGCCACGTGGCATGTTCTGCATATTAGGATTAGCACCAGACAGTCTGCCTGTCGATGTGCGATGCTGTAGCAAGCTGACATGTAGCATACCATCCTGCTTTGTGTAGTTCTTGATGCCATCAACAAAGGATGACAGATACGTATCAACAGCACTGAGCCGTCTGACTTTAGACAGGAACTCAACTGCATCATCCATACCCTTAGACTTAGCACCTGCCTCTAGCAATTGCAAGTTATTCTTGCTTGTACTGAAGCCATTAGCTGATGCCCACTTAGCGGTAGGTGGCTTGAACTTGAAGCCAGCCAGTGTGTCTGTAGGGTTGAACAGATAGCCCTCTGTGTGACACTCTGGACACTTACTTGGCTTGGCGAAAGGCTCACCATTCTTTTTAATCTTGCGTATGTACCCACTGCCGTTACACTCCTTACACTGCACAGCTTTGGTGCGGTATAGTCGTTGGGTGCGTGTAGCTATAAGATGTCTGAACTCATCGTCAGGCATGTATGGGTCAATCATAGTAGCCCAGTCATGCTTATCTATAACCCTGCGTCCATATATAACCCAAGACAATTGCTCTGGGCTATTGAGATTGATAGGTGTGTCACCCATAACTTTACGGACATGTGATTGCAAGTCGTCAATAAGTTGACACTTCTCTTGTTCAAACTCTTGACGCACATCCTCAAGCACATTCAAGTCCACC